AGAACGGTTACGATACCTTCATCCGTTACAAGGAGCCCGAGGTCAGCAAGTCGGATGTCAAGAAGCTCATCAAGGCAGGTGCCGAGATTCCTGGCGCTGCAATCGTAAAAGAGCAATCGTGTTCGCTTAGTTAAGGAGGAAGAGAAATGCTTGAAATTACAAGAGGACAAAGAAACAGACCGGTAAGACTGGTCATTTATGGTGCCGAGGGCGTAGGCAAGTCCACCTTCGCATCCCAGGCAGACGGGTGTGTATTCTTCGATTTGGAGAATGGCACCGATCAAATGGACGTTGCACGTTTTCCCAAAGCCGATACCTGGGAAGGGCTGCTTTCGATGCTTCATGAGGTAGCGAAGAATCCTACTCTCTGTAAGACCATTACGGTAGATACCGCAGACAAAGCGGAAATCATGTGTACCGAATACATCCTGAACAAATACAAGAAGTCCGGTATTGAGGAGTTTGGCTATGGTAAGGGTTATACCTACCTTTCCGAGGAGTATGGACGCTTGCTTGAAGCGCTTGATGCCGTGATTGGCGTTGGTATCAATGTTATCGTTACAGCTCACGCAAAGATGCGTAAGTTTGAACAGCCCGACGAGATGGGCGCATATGACCGCTGGGAGATGAAGCTCTCAAAGCAGGTGGCTCCGCTGCTCAAGGAGTGGTGCGATGCCTTGCTGTTCGTCAACTTCAAGACCTACGTGGTCACAACCGAAAGCAATGCTAAAAAGGCGCAGGGAGGAAAGCGTGTGATGTACGCAACCCACCATCCTTGTTGGGACGCAAAGAACAGACACGGCTTGCCCGATGAGATGGATCTCGATTTCAGTCTCATTCGCCACATCTTCGGTGAGAGCAAGCCGAAAACGCTCCCCGAGGAGACGATGAGCAAAATTATCCGCCTTTTGACAGAGGCAGAGATTGAAGAGGCAGAACTTCAGAAACTCGTAGCCGCCAAGGGACATTATCCCGAAAGTACACCCATTGACCTTTATTCCGAGGAATTCGTCAGCAGATGGCTCTTCCCGAACTGGGAGCGCATCGTTACCACCATTCATCATAACAACAGCTAATTAGGAGGAAAAATTATGTCTTATAACAATTACAACGCACCCGCACAGGATATGTGCATGGATTGGGATTCCGCCATTGAGACCGATGGTCAGGAGTTTATTATCCTTGAAGAGGGAGATTACAATTTTGAAATTACCGGATTTGAGCGCGGTCGTTTCCCCGGAAGCACTAAGATTCCTGCTTGTAACAAGGCTGCCATTACGGCTCTTGTAAGAACTGCAGAAGGAATTGCTACCGTCAAGTTTGACCTCATTCTTTACCGTAGCCTTGAGTGGAGAATCTCTGCATTCTTCCGTTGCATTGGTCAGAAGAAGCACGGCGAAAGACTCGTGATGGACTGGAACCGTGTTGTGGGTTCCAAGGGACGTGCACACTTCAAGCCTCGCAAGTACACCAATAACAATGGTGAGGAGAAGGTGGCGAACGATATCGAGCGTTTCATCGATTACGATCCCGCTTTCTTTAAGGATGAGGGTGGCTTTGTAACCCTCGGTCCCGATGACGAGATTCCGTTCTAAGGAGGAGACTCAATGATATCTCTCAGACCTTACCAGACTGAGGCGAGAGATGCGATTTTGCACGAATGGTCTGTGGGGAACAGGAAGACTCTTCTTGTTCTCCCCACAGGCTGTGGCAAAACGGTTGTCTTTTCTTCGGTCGTTCAAAATCGAGTAGAGCAAGGCGGTCGTGCTTTGATTATGGCACATCGCGGCGAGCTCTTGGAACAAGCAGCAGACAAGCTGAAAAAGACTTGTGGGCTTGATTCGGTTCTCGAAAAAGCAAGTAGTACATCAATCGGAAGTAACGTGCCTGTTACGATTGCCTCGGTGCAATCCTTGGCGCAACCCAAGCGCTTGGCACAGTTTGCTCACGATTATTTTACAGACATCATTGTGGATGAGGCACATCATTGTCTCTCCGATAGTTATCAGCGGGTTCTTGAACATTTCTCAAGCGCCAACATTCTCGGTGTTACCGCAACACCGGACCGTGGGGATCAACGAAATCTCGGAAAGTATTTTGACAGCAAGGCTTATGAATACAGCATGAGCCAAGCAATCAAGGAAGGACATCTGTGTCCTGTGAAAGCGCTCCTTATTCCTCTGAAACTCGATATCGGTCAGGTAGGACTTTCCAACGGAGATTACGCTGTTGGAGAACTTGGCTCGGCTCTTGATCCTTATCTCGACCAAATCGCACACGAGATGGTGAATCATTGTAAGGGCAGGAAGACTGTTGTATTTTTGCCGCTTGTGTCGATTTCTCAAAAGTTCTGTGCGTTATTGAATCGTTATGGTCTTAATGCTGCAGAGGTAAACGGCAACAGTGCGGATAGGGCAGAAATCCTGGACGATTTCTCACGCGGTCAGTATGACGTGCTTTGCAACAGTATGCTGCTGACGGAAGGTTGGGATTGCCCGGAGGTGGACTGTGTTGTCGTTCTTAGACCAACCAAAGTTAGAAGCCTTTATCAGCAGATGGTGGGACGCGGTATGCGAACAGCACCCAATAAGGATCATCTTCTCCTTCTTGATTTTCTGTGGATGACAGATCGCCACGATTTGTGCAGACCCTCAGCTCTTGTTTCTAAGGACGAGGAAATCACGAAGAAAATGGACGAGCGTTTCCTGGTGGCCGATGGTGAAGTAGATATTATCGAAGAGGAGGAAGAGGCTGTACGAAATGTTCTCCTTGAAAGAGAAGCGGCACTGGCGCGGGAGCTTGCACAGATGCGTAAACGCAAGCGTCAGCTTGTAGATCCGCTTCAGTATGCGATGTCAATCGCAGCAGAAGACCTAGCCAATTATGTGCCGACCTTTGCCTGGGAGATGGCACCGCCTTCGGAGAAGCAGTTACAGTTTCTCGAAAACAGAGGCATTTTCTCCGAGAGCGTTACAAACAGCGGTATGGCAAGTATGATCATCGACCGCCTCAAGCGTAGACAGGACGAAGGACTCTCGACTCCTAAGCAGATTCGTTTGCTTGAGCGTTACGGCTTTTTGCAGGTCGGCACTTGGAGATTTGATGATGCCAGCAAGATGATTTCGCGTCTTGCAATGAACAACTGGATGGTACCGCGAGGATTGGTGCCGTCAAAATTCAAGCCGTAAAGGAGCGTAGAAAATGAGCAATATTTTATCTGCTCTTGACCGAATAGATGTGGCGTCCCTCACATACCAGGAATGGATCAACGTGGGTATGGCACTTCACGCAGAAGGGCATCCATGCGAAGTATGGGACAGGTGGAGTCAAGCTGACCGCAGATATAAAAAGGGAGAGTGCGAACGAAAGTGGCGCACCTTCAAGGGGGCAGGCACACCGATTACCGGGGCAACGATTGTACAGATGGCAAAGGAACGCGGTTGGACGCCCTATGATGGAAACGGTGTGATGGATTGGTCGGATACCATTTCTTATGATGGAGATGATCTCACCCCATATACACAGGCTACGGAGAACTGGAACCCTGTCAAGGAACTTAGGACCTACCTTTCACTCCTTTTCGACGCTGACGATTTGGTCAGCTACGTTACTGAATCCTGGGAGGACAGTGATGGAAAATGGAAGCCTTCGAGCAAAGGCTACTATGACCGCACAGCGGGACAGCTCATTGCCTCCCTGGATAAATATCCCGATGACCTTGGCGCAACGATAGGTGACTGGCACAAGGAGGCGGGTGCTTGGATTCGCTTTAATCCAGTCAACGGGGAGGGTGTGAAGAACGAGCATATTACCAAATTTAAGTACGCATTGGTCGAGTCAGACAGTATGTCGATTGCCGACCAGGATGCGATGTATCGCAAGCTGGAGTTGCCGATTGCTTGCCTTGTACACAGCGGTGGTAAGAGCCTTCACGCTATCGTGAAGGTAGATGCCGAAGACTACAACGAGTACCGTAAGCGCGTAGAGTTTCTCTATGATTTCCTTGAAAAGAACGGTGTTGTAGTGGATAAGCAGAATCGCAATCCTTCCCGCCTGTCCCGCTTGCCCGGCGCCGATAGAAACGGCAATCACCAATACATTGTCGGTGAGAATATCGGCCGCAAGACCTGGGTCGAGTGGCTGGATTTCGTGGAAGGCGCTTCTGATGAACTTCCCGGTCTTGTATCTCTTGATGAGTATAAGGACAATCCGCCGAAGCTTCCTGATGAGCTAATTAAAGGTGTGCTTCGCTGCGGACATAAGATGCTGATTTCTGGTAGCAGTAAGGCTGGTAAGTCTTTCCTCCTGATGGAGTTGTGCATAGCGTTGGCTGAGGGTAAACCTTGGCTCGGCTTCCCGTGCAAACAGGGACGTGTTCTTTACGTTAACCTTGAAATCGATCCCGCTTCATGTATCAATCGTTTTATGAAGATATATGAGGCATTGCACCTGCCAATGAAGCATATGGACAACATCGTGATTTGGAATCTGCGAGGTTTTGCGGTCCCACTCGACAGATTGGTACCGAAACTCATCCGCCGTGTAAAGGACAGCGGATACAGCGCGGTTATCATTGACCCCATTTATAAGGTTATCACGGGAGATGAGAACAATGCCTCGGACATGGCTGCGTTCTGTAATCAGTTCGATAAGATTTGCGCCGAAACAGGCTGCGCTACGATTTACTGCCATCATCACAGTAAGGGTGCGCAGGGAGGCAAGAGAGCAATTGACCGTGCCTCCGGTAGTGGTGTGTTTGCACGTGACCCGGATGCACAGCTTGACATGATTCAGCTTGAGCTTGACGATGATTTGTCGAATAATGTCAGAGATGGAAACGCAACTGCCTGGAGAATGGAATCTAGCCTTCGTGAGTTCGAGAACTTCAAGCCTATTAACTTCTGGTTTGAGTACCCAATTCACCGCCTGGACAACTCCAATTTGGAAAAGGCAAATGCGGAAGGCTCGCCTCTTGCAAATCTCTCGAAGAGCAGTAAACGTACTACAAAGGAAGAACGCAGGAACTCGATAGATACTGCATTCGAGATTTGCGCCGAAAACGGCTTCACCCGTGTGTCGGATATCGCTGAGTACACGGGTCTTGATGAGAAGACAATTCGACGCTATTTAGGAGAATTTGATGATGCTTATGACAATGATCGGGGCATCGTAACACGCAAAAAGACGTCTTAAGAAACGGACAGACATAGGGAAAATCCCCTTTAACCGACATAAAGACAGACAAAGGCGGATTTCTCCTATGCCTATATGGTGAGCAAAGGCTTTATATAAGGATGTGTCCATCCCGCGTTGTCACGTGTGAGGAACAAAGGCTGCAAGCC